CACTCCGGCATCCTCTTTCTTGGGCATGCAGATGAAGTAATGGCGGAAGTTAATCAGGTTACGCTGGTTCAACGGGTCATTCTTTGACTCGGAATAATACATCTTGGTAGAACCTGTTGCCTTGAAAACCCTCTGTTTGTAGAAGGCAAATGAACACGGAAATTCACCGGCTTCTGCCGTTGTACCCAATGCCTTCTTCACTCCGGCTGTAGTATAAAGCGGGTTGTTGCCATACTCGTAGATTTCAAAGCCGTAAAGGTTACCTACCTTGCCGCTGTTGCGGTCAATATTGTACTGTTCACGGAATGCCTGGCTGGTCAGCAGCAGGTCATTCACATGGTCGGGGCAAAGCACCAGTCTGCGGCCGTCTGACGGTACGCGCAGGTTGTCAAGGGCACGCTTCATTTCCACAAGGTCATTCACGGTAAGGCGCAGACGGTTTGTAGCCGGATCTTTCTCGCCGGTAGTCTTAAGCACCGGAGTAGTTTCCGTATTTTTGTTCGCACAAAGCGCATGGGCCGCCTTGGTAAACTTCGCATCATTGATACTGTTGGCATGTCCCTCTTTCACACGGGCGGTCTTGTCATAGCTGATGGCATAAAGCTCATCGTCTGTAATCGGCGTAGCCTTGGTCTGGAATTTGTCCAGCTTGATGGCAATATCCTTGTCTTCCAAAGCCTGCACATCAATCGGATAGGTTTTATTGTTTATCAAGACATCCGGATCTACACCAACTTCTACCAGGTGAATCACATCGTTATTCACGATACTGCTTTGGTCGGGGATTCCTGACAGCCAGGTTCCTTCCAGTCCGGCACGGAGCACCTTAACAAGTTCCCCTGTCCAGATTTCCGTATAAACCCCTTCACGGAGTATTGAAGTACTTTGCGGGGCCATTCCCATAAAGGCTGCCACCGCATTCATTCCCACAGCTCCGGCCACCGGAGAGAATCCCAATACCGAAGCACACACGACACCTGTCAGCGTATTGAACAGAAGTGCCGTCAAAAGCATTACAATTTTTCCCATTTTCTTCATTTTAAAGGTTTTCAAATTTCACAGGTCATGCCGTATTCAGCCTTGTACAGGCGCTTGTACTCCTCCGGGTTATGCTCGCGCATTTCAAGCAGCGCATCACTCGGGACATCGCTCAGTTTGGCATAGGTGGACGGCTGTGCCTGCTGCTTGCCGCCCTGATAGCTCAATACAGTGGAAATCTTCACCTGTGGTTGCATGGCATCAAGCACATTCTTCAGTTCATCGACACCAACCTTCTTGCCAAGTTCGATAAACTGTATCTTCTTGTCTTCTCCCAGACGCTTTTCCACCACTGCCTTTTCTACAAGACCAGTGATACGGGCCAAAGTCAGCTTCCCGTTTTCTTGCTTCAGGGAATCATTCTCTGCCTTGGCTGCTTTCAGTTCATTTAAGGCTTGATTAACATCAGCCTCCGTTGCCGTTTCCGGCAGCCCCAATTGAAGGGCCAAAAGTTTCAGTTCCATTTCTTCTGTTGTTTTTTGGTTATTGATTAGTGGCAAAGGACAATCACCATCCTTTCCCAATGTGATTTGTTTTCCATCCTTCATCAGTACGATGGCATCATCATTGGAACCTACATCCACCAGTGATACCTCATACAGCTTGCTTTTGGTTATTGTCGGGCTGGTCTGCCCCTGCAGCAAATGTTCGGGCTGGTCACTCAGTTCCAGAATGTCTATTCCGGCACTCACCATTCTCAGACTGCCGAATTCAAACTGTTTCTTGCATCTTTTACTGAGGTCGGTCGCTTCGTCAAACACCAGTTCCCCGGTTACTTCACCATCCTCTACCCGAAGGTCCTTCACATAACCAATCACGTTTCCGCGTTGGTGCATGTACAGCAGTACCGGGTTTCGGCAATACTGCTCCACACTCATGCCCGATGTCAACACACGGCTTCCGTAGCTGTTCAGGCTGTCGTTTGAAATTCTTACACGTTTACTCATTTTCTCATGCCACGCCTTTATGCATTGGCGCTGCAATATTACAGAGCACTTACCGGGAAGCCAAAAAAGTGTGCAATGGTTGCACACTTCTATGAAACCGTTGCACATTATTTTGGCTGCAAGCTGATAAGCGGACAACTTTGCGAATAAATCGGGCAGGTGCAAGGGACTCCGAAGCCTGCCTTTAACCCTATATTCTTTATTATATGACAAAGGCAGAAATCGAAAAGAAAAAATCTCTTGCACGCTCACTGTTCCTTTCCGGCATGGAACAGACTGAAATTGCGGAGAAAGTGGACGTGTCACGCGTCACCATCTCAAAATGGTGCACGGCTGACGGATGGAAAGAGGCAAGGGCGGCAAAGAACGTCACCCGGCCGGAACTGGTGAACAAACTCCTGCTCACCATTGATACACTCATTACTCAAGTCAACGAATCGAACGACCCTGCACTTGTAGCTGGTCTCGGGGACAAACTGGCCAAACTTTCGGCGGTGATTGAAAAGTTAGACAAGAAGGCCAACGTAGTGGATGTCATTGAAGTGTTCATGGCATTCTCCAAATGGATTGAATACCGTTCAACCATCGACCCGGAAGTGACTCCGGAACTGGTCAGGGCAATCAACAAGTACCAGGATCTGTATATCACCGAACAGATGGGCATAAAATAAAACGGCTATGGCAACAGCAGCGGAAAAGAAACAGGCATACGAACAGTGGAAGGAACACTGTAAAAGAGTGCAGTCCATCACGGATACGGCTTTGCTCGCGGGCGAGACACCGGCACAAAAGGACAGGCGTATTCTGCGTCTGCAGGGTAACTATGCCGCGTTCTGTGAATATTACTTCCCCCACTTTCTCACCTTGCGTGACAAAACCACCGGGGAAGTCATACGCACCATCCACAATGCACCGTTCCACAATGCGGCAGCGGCTAAAGTAAAAGGCACACCCAACCTGAAAGCGGTATTCATGTGGCCGCGTGGCCATGCCAAGTCCACACACATGGACATTTTTGTTCCGCTGTGGCTGATGTTCCAGCCCAAACGTCTCATCAACTTCATGGTGGTGGTCGGCAAAAGTGAGGACTCAGCCACACGTCTGCTGGGAGATATTCAGGCAGAACTGGAACATAACCAGCGCATCATTGCCGACTTCGGCAAGCAGCAGGGGAATGCCTCCTGGCAGGATGGGGAGTTCAAGGCGGCCAACGGGGTGAAATTCCTGGCTTGCGGACGCGGACAGTCTCCACGTGGTTTGCGAGACCGGGAAGCACGTCCGGACTACATCGTCATCGATGACTTGGATGACGACGAACTGTGCCGCAATGAGAAACGGGTGCATGACATTACAGACTGGGTGAAAGAAGCCCTTTTTGGTGCACTGGATGTGGGCCGGGGGCGTTTTATCATGGTCGGGAACCTCATTTCTAAAAACTCGGTGCTGGCCAATCTCACCAAGACAAAAGGGGTACATGTATCCGTCATCAAGGCAATAGACAAGAACGGAGAACCGGTATGGCGCGAAAAATGGACGAAAGAAGAGGCGCAGGAATACAGGGATTTCGTAGGCTACCGGGCATGGGAAAAGGAGATGATGCACAACCCCATCGTGGACGGAACTATTTTTCGGGCAGACTGGATTCGTTACAAGAAACTGCCCAGGCTATCCAAGTATGAAATGCTGGTCTGCTATACCGACCCCTCTTTCAAATCGACCACTTCCAACGACTACAAGGCTTGCCGCCTTTGGGGCAAGATTGGGAAGGAACTGCACCTTATAGACTGTTACGTCCGGCAGGATACCGTTTCAGGAATGGTACGGTGGCTTTACGACCTCTACGAGCGTACACGTGATACGGCAGCCGTCCAGTTCTTTATGGAAGCGAACTTCATGCAGGATGTCATTCTGGATGAGTTTGAGGCAGAAGGGAATCTGCGTGGATACCAACTGCCCATCATGCCGGACAAACGAAAGAAACCGGACAAGCTCCAGCGCATCGAAGCGGTGTCACCATTATGGGAACGCGGTTTCGTATTCTACAATGAGAAGTTGAAAGAATCGCCGGATATGCAGACCGGAATCGAACAGACCTTGGCACTGGAGCGTGGCAGCCGTATTCACGATGATGCACCGGATGCCGACGAGGGAGCCATCTGGATGCTGCAGCGCAATTCAAGGCAGGAGAGTTTTCAACCGGTGTTCGGTAAAAGGCCGACCGCCAAAAATATATGGTAACATGATACAGCTGATTAAAAGAATGATTTTTGCATGGCGCTATAAACGTGCCGTTGCCCGTGCTTGCAAGTACGCCAAGCTCTACGGAAGAAAGTACTACGTCCTGTATATGGGTGGCAAACTGAAAGTTGTCCCCAAAAGGAACATCTGTGAACTGATTCACCGCCACCGTTTCCGCAAGGGAACCACTATCCGGGATATAGAAAAAATGGCATTGTTCATCACTAAATGAAAGTAAAGTCATGTTCATTACAGAAGAAGATTACAAAGTTGTCATCGGCGACAACGCATTAAAGGTTATCTCGCAGGTAAGCCCGGAAAACCGTACCAATGCAGAAGCGGAAGCCCGGGAAGAAATTGCCGGTTATCTACGGCCGAAATACGACTGTACGGCCATTTTCTCTGCACAGGATGAACATCGGAACCGCCTCATTGTCATGTACACCTGCGACATTTCACTTTACCACATGAGTGCAGCCATGCCGCAAAAGATGGGAAGCGAGATACGCAAGGAACGGTATGAACGGGCCATCAAGTGGCTTGAAGGCGTACAGGCCGGAAAAATTGTCCCTGATTTGCCTTTGGCTGTCGGAGAAGATGGGCTTCCGTCCGGAAATTCATTTGTTTACAGCTGTCAGAAGCAGCTTCATCATAACTGGTAGGATTATGGATATTAAAGACTTTTTCAGCGGTATGTTTTCCAATAAACCGAAAAACGTACTGCAAACGCCATACGGCAATTTTAATCTGGCCAAGGGGAAAGACATCAAGCGGGTGCAGAAAATGGTCATCGACCTGCAACGCACCACCGATGCACTCACCCGGAAGGACATCAAGAACTGGCGCGATGCCTGGCAGTATGCCATCAATGTGGACAGTCCCAGCCGCCAGCGCCTGTACGACATCTACCGGGACGCGGAAATAGACCTTCACCTCTCCGGGTGTGTGGAGCAGCGCAGAGGTTTTGTCATGGCACGTTCTTTCAAAATCGTGGATATGAAAGGGGATGAGAACGAGGAAGCGGTTCACTTCTTTGACCAGTCCTGGTTCAAGCAGCTCATGCGCTATGCACTTGATTCAATCTACTGGGGACATTCGCTCATCGAATTGGGCGACCTTTGCACTGACGGCGACGGCTGCATCTGTTATTCGGATGTGAAGCTTATTCCGCGCAAACATGTCATTCCTGAGTATGGGCGTGTCATTACCGACCTCGGGCAGGACTGGACTACAGGTATAGACTACCGCCAGCCTCCTTTTTCCGACTGGCTCATTGAGGCAGGTAGGCCCGACGACCTCGGGCTGTATCTCAAGGCTGCTTCACAGACTATTCCCAAAAAGAACATGCTGGCCTTTTGGGACACCTTCGGGGAAATATTCGGAATGCCCATGCGTATAGCACGCACCACTTCGCGCGATCAGAAAGAGATTGACCGTCTCGACAAGATGTTGCGTGAAGCCGGAACCGCCCTCTCCATGGTGGCAGGAATGGAAACCGAAATCGAATTTGTGGAAAGCGGCAAGGGGGACGCATTCAATGTCTATGACAAGCGTATCGATCGGGCCAACTCCGAACTGTCAAAGCTTATCATCGGGCAGACGATGACCATCGAGGACGGAAGCAGCCTATCACAGTCGGAAACGCACCTTGAAGTGTTCCAGAACCTCGTGGAAAGCGACTGTGATATGCTTCGGGATATAGTGAACAACCAGCTCATTCCGCGCATGGTGCGCCACGGGTTCCCTGTTAAAGGGCTGCGCTTCGATTGGGACTACTCCATTGACTACACGCCCGAACAGCAGAAAGCTTACGAGGAAATGGTACTGCAACACTACAAGGTAAAGCCTCAGTACTTTGAGGAAAAATACGGTATCCCGTGCGAGGAGAAGGAACCGAAAGAAGAGCCGGACCCGACAGAACCGAAAAAAAAGAAAGACGGCAAACCGGCTGAAACGCTGTCCCGTTTTTTCGACTGAGCCCCGATGATTATTCGGGGCTGCACCAGCGGTATGCCCACCTGTTGGGCAAACAGAAACTATGCCTCTCCATGGAGGACGAGGCAAAACTCATGCGCGACAAGCTCACGGAACGCTTTGACCGCATGATGAAGGTGCTGTTCCGGCAAGAAGGGGCAAACCTTGAAATAGGTATCCTGGCATCCGAAGAAGCGCAGGATTTTATAGAAGCTCATTCTTCTGTCTTGAACGGTTCATTCCGAAAGGTGGAAATGTCCGAGACCATGCGCAAGCGGCTGGAGCGTTCCAACTATGTATTCTCCGGCTTGAAGACCTTCCATGAACTGAATGAAGCCTTTCCCTCCCTGTTGGATGAAAACGGCAATAGAAAGACGTTCGAACGCTTTTTGAATGATGTCCGGAAGATCGACGAAACATACAATTCAAACTATCTACGGGCTGAATTCACCTTTGTACAGGCTTCGGCTGAAATGGCAGCCAAATGGGAACGGTTCATGCAGGACGGCGACCGCTATTATCTACAGTACCGCACGGCCGGGGATGCAAAGGTACGTCCCACCCATGCAGAAATGGCCGGCATCACACTCCCGGCTTCAGACCCGTTCTGGGCAGAATTCTATCCTCCTAACGGATGGGGCTGCCGCTGTTCCGTGGTCCAGGTACGCAAATCCAAGTATCCGCCTACAGACCACGAAGAGGCCATGGCAAGGGGGAAATCAGCTTTGGAAGTTGACAAAAAGGGAATGTTCCGGTTCAATGCAGGCATGGAACAAAAGACGATGCCCGACTATAATCCATACACCATCAAGCGCTGTAAGGATTGCGATATGAACAACGGAAATATGAAACTGGTCTTCGTTCCGGAAAATGAATTGTGCGCCGCATGCAAACTGGTAAGAACATTGGCCAATGCAGATGCCAAACAGATAAAGAAGCAAGCCAAGCCATTGCAGGGAACAGTTATCACGAATAATGAATTCCCATTCCCGGTAAACATATCAAAACGCACGCTTCAAGAATGGACCAACCAGCCATACAAGTTCTACCATGAAAAGAACCTCATGCTTCTGGATATAAAGAATGTATTTGCCAAAGCCAAATACCTGGGAACAGCAGATAACCACAAAGGTATTCCACACCTCATACAATCGCACATTTTCGAGATAGAAGTAAGAGGTGAAAAAGCACTGATAATAGTTCGGGAATACGACTGGCACGAATACACGCTGCACAGTCTTTCAGAAGGAGGTGAATTATACAAACATATAAAAAAGAAAGAATAGCGAAAGACGCAAGCTCCGGGAACTACAATCCCGTTCTGAACATCTAACGCTATTCCTCACTGCAAATATACAAAACAATTTTTAAAAACAACCCGTTATGAACAAAATTATCGAATTTCTCAAACAAAGCAACCGCTACAAACACCTTATTGGCGGTTTGTTGGTAGGCATTTTGGCCTTCACCCCGTGGACAGCGCTCTATGCTGCAGCTGTCGCAGCCTCCTGTCTGGAACTGAAAGACAAACTGAAAGGCGGACTTTGGGACTGGATAGACTGGTCTCTTACCGTCATAGGCGGCATATTGTCGGCCCTATTTTGGTGGATAGTGTAATGCTTTAGCTCATTTTGCCTGTTAAATCAGTAACTTTGTACCCGGTGGAGCTTCCCGATAGTCCGTGTGGTCTATCGCGGGTACAACAATGCGAACGCGAATGGCGGTGTGTCGAATGCGAATGCGAATAACGATGCTTCGAATACGAATGCGAATATCGGCTCGCGTCTGGAAATCTAATTAATCGGCGTACAGCACCGGGGACGTGTCCCCGAAGCGGTGCCGAGGGAAGCAAGCCACAGCAACAGCACCCATTAGGGTGGAAAGCTGAAAAATCACGCGTCGGGTGGAGTTTGGTAGGCTGTTATCAGTTCGAAGAAGTCAGATCCGGGGAAAGGAAGGCCCTTATCTTTCATGTTTATTAACCAATAGCTTATGCGCAGGGAAGGATATATTATCGAGGAAATCATCGAATACTCCAATATGTCGGAGGCATTCGATTCGGTACTTCGCGGAACCGGTCGTAAGAGGTCAAGGCAGGGACGATTCCTGCTTGCCCATAGGGAGAAGATTATCGCCGAACTGACGGCTTCCATTGCGGACGGTTCATTCCGGCTGGGCGGCTACCATGAGAGGGAAATTGAAGAATACGGTAAAAAACGTATTTTGCAGATCCTGTCCATGAAAGACCGCATCGCTGTGTTTGCCATCATGAATGTGGTGGACCGCCACCTGCAAAAACGTTATATCCGGACAACCGGTGCAAGCATCAAAAGGCGCGGTACTCATGATCTGATGAACTGCATACGTACCGATTTGCAAAAAGACCCGGAAGGCACACTTTACGCATACAAGTTTGACATCCGTAGGTTTTACGACAATGCGCGGCAGGACTTTGTTATGTGGTGCTTCCGGAGGGTGTTCAAGGACGAAAGGCTGTTGGTGCTACTGGAGCGGTTTGTTAAGCTGCTGCCGGAAGGTATAAGCTTCGGACTGCGCAGTTCACAAGGGGCAGGAAATCTGCTTCTGTCTGTATTTTTAGACCACTATCTGAAGGATAAGTACGGGGTTCGTTATTACTATCGCTATTGCGATGACGGACTGGTACTCGGTAAAACGAAAGCGGAATTGTGGAAGATTCGTGATGTTATTCACAGGCAAATGGGAAAAATAGACTTGGAAATAAAGCCGAATGAACGGGTATTCCCTGTAGAAGAAGGCATTGATTTCCTTGGCTATGTTATCCGTCCCGACTATGTAAGATTGCGGAAACGTATCAAGCAGAAGTTTGCCCGGAAGATGCACGAGGTAAAATCGAGAAAAAGACGGCGAGAACTGATTGCCAGTTTCTACGGCATGACGAAGCACGCCGACTGTAATAAGTTGTTTAAAAAATTAACAGGCAAAGAAATGAGAAGTTTTAAAGACTTGAATGTCGCTTACAAGCCGGAGGACGGCAAGAAGCGATTTCCCGGTGTGGTGGTAAGCATCCGGGAACTGGTAAACTTACCGATTGTAGTGAAGGACTTTGAGACCGGTATCAAGACCGAGCAGGGAGAAGACCGCTGTATTGTGGCCATCGAAGTGAACGGCGAAGCAAAGAAGTTCTTCACCAACAGCGAGGAAATGAAGAATATTCTCGCACAAGTAAAGGAAATGCCGGATGGTTTCCCGTTTGAAACGACCATCAAGACAGAGACATTCGGCAAAGGTAGAACCAAATACGTGTTTACATGAGAAGAGTTGAAGGAAGTGCCGGTGTATCGCTGATGGAATGCACGAACCCGGTTAAAGACAAATGGCGCATCCGCTGGGATGTGCAGGAAAAAGAGAACGGCTCTGCCTCCTACATGGAAGAGGAGTTCGGACACAAGCCTACTGATGAGGAAATCCGCACATTGGTTATGTCATGGTATAACAGCCAGACTGATGCAGCTATCCTATCCGGATTCGCCTATAATGGCGCCCCTGTATGGCTTTCTACGGAGAACCAATACAACTATAAGGCAGCATACGATTTGGCCGTTCAGACGGGCGGAGAGACCCTTCCGGTTACATTCAAATTCGGTTCGGATGAACAGCCCGAATACCATACCTTTGAAAAGTTGGATAATCTGAAGGACTTCTACATTCAAGCGGTCAGACACATCCAAAACACACTGGCTGAAGGATGGAAAAGGAAAGATGTATTCAACTTGGATTTATATCGGATTGAATGATTGACAATCCCTTCGGGGGAAGGATAAAAAAAAGCCCCCGGCCTGTTAAATAGTCGTCTCACTTACCATTTAAACATAAAGCACCTCTTACCGGCACGACCGGGGGCAGATACCCTCGTTCGCCAGTAAGAGGCTTTTTTATGTAAGCGCTATTCTGCGCAATGATAAGTGAGACAATGCAAATGTACGAAATTTAACTGGATATGAAAGTAATTGAGATACTAAAATTGAACAGAGAGCTTTTAAAAACGTGCCATTACATGGGCATACGACCCGATGACGTGCAATATATAGAACTATATAATGAATATAACAAGTTGCAGACCAATGGTGAAAAAGTGTCTTATATCGTAGCTACGCTTTCCCTACGATATGGCATCAGTGAGCGAAAGGTGTATGACCTGATCAAGCGTTTTAAAACCGACTGCAATTTGTGTGCAGTGTAATCAGGACTTCCTCCCACTAAAGGCAAACTCCCCTACCCTACCTTTGTATCGCAATAAATGACATTCATATCATGGACAAGTATTATCAAATCTTAGGCAAGGTGCTTTCGTCCGGAAAGATGCAAAGCAATAAAAAAGGGAATATCCGCTACCTACTGAATGAACAGCTGACGCTGCTCCCTGCCGACCTTCTTGATATATTCGAGGGGCATACCATAGCGCGGAAGAAGTTAAAAAACGAGTTACAACTGTTTATGAGGGGCGAACGAAACGTGGAAAAATACAGGGAGGCCGGAATCAACTGGTGGGACTACTGCGGCTCTATCCTTGTGAACAGCTACCCAACCTATTTTGAAAAACTGCCGCCACTCATCGAACGCATAAACAGGGAAAAAAGGAACAGCAAAAACTATATATTGTTTCTCGGATCTACAGGAACAGAAAGCAACCAGGCTCCATGCCTTAGTCTTGTTCAGTTCCAGATAGAGCAAGGAGAACTGGTCATGACCGCCTATCAGCGAAGCAGCGATGCGAATTTAGGACTGCCGGCAGATATTTATCATTTGTATCTAATATCAAGACAGATTGAGTTGCCACTAAAATCCATCACCCTGAATCTGGGGAATGTGCATATTTACGAAAACAACATCGACAAAACAGAACAGCTGCTTGCCGGCAATGAAAATGTAAAATTTGAATTGAACGTATGAGAAAGATGTATCTGTCAGCCCCTCTCCCATTTGTCGGGCAAAAGCGTATGTTAGCCAAGGAATTCATGAAAGTGCTGGAGCAATATCCGGATGGAACATTGTTTGTTGACCTGTTCGGTGGCTCCGGATTGTTGTCTCACATTACCAAATCCCTCAAGCCCCACTCTACTGTTATCTATAATGACTTTGATAACTACCGCTTCCGCATGAAGCACATTCCGCAAACGAATCAGCTGCTTGCTGACATTCGCGAAATGGTAGGGAATTCCGTACCACGTCATAAAATCATTAAAGGAGAACTGCGTGAACGAATATTCAGCCGCATCGAGCAGGAAGAGAATAGCACCGGATATGTGGATTTCATTACCCTCTCCTCCTCTATCTTGTTTTCCATGAAATACAAACTGTCTGTTCAGGATATGCGGAAGGAAGCTTTATACAACAATATACGCAAGACCGGCTACCCGGAATGTACGGACTATCTCGAAGGGCTGGAAATCGTATCTTGCGATTACAAGGAAGTATTCAACCGGTATAAAGATATTCCTGGAGTAGTATTTCTTGTTGATCCGCCCTATCTGTCCACTGACGTAGGGACCTATAACATGTACTGGAATATGGCAGACTATCTGGATGTGCTGAATGTACTGAAGGGGCATTCATACGTATATTTCACATCCAACAAATCTTCAATTCTGGAGCTGTGCGAATGGATAGGTAAAAATAGGGATTTAGGTAATCCTTTTGAAAACTGCACAAAGGTGGAATTCAATGCTCACATGAATTACAACTCTTCTTACACAGATATGATGCTTTACAAGAAAGAGGCTGCCTGATTGCGTTTACTTTGCCTGTATTGAACAAAAAAGCCGCAGACGGTAATTTGTACGTCCGCGGCTTTTTCTGTCTAATAAAGACGGCTATTGCAGCCGCTTGATGGCCACACACTGATATACCTCGATACTTTCCACAATATCCTCATGGTTGTGATTGGTATCACTCTCCACCAGATCCAGCTCCAAAAAGGTCTCCCCGCTCAATCCGGCAAGCTGTGCATGAAGCAGTCCGGACAGGTCAAACACCTTCAGCGCATCCTCCTGCAGCTCGCTGCCCTCAGCACTCGAACCTTCCCAGTCCGTCACGATGTGCAGTTTAATCAAAGGTTCTGCCCGGTATTCCACACCGGGAACAATCGCATTCCACTGTATAGGGCAGAATTCCACAAAGACAGCCGGACGCTCCCAGTTTTCTTCCTGTTCGATGAATTCCACATTATGGTTCCACAAGTCTATGTGCTTGATAAGGTCAATGGCCTTCAGCTCCCGGCAAAGCATCCGGTAAAGTTCTTTTCTCATTTTCTTATGATATTATATTCAATGGTAAAATACTCTGTTAGGTTCTCTTCTACAATCTCACGGACGGCTTTTTCCACTTCAGGCGATGTGCCGAGGAAACGGCGTCGGGGAATCCTGATGGTGCTTCCTGCTTTCTTTAAAGCCATGAACATCCAAAAATCGGCTTCTGTATCAAGCCGGACATTTCGTTTGTCTTTTCGAAGTTTGCCGTCTTTTCTTCTACCGAACGCTCCGGTTGCCTCATAATACTTATGCCAGAAGAAACGCTTCATCCGCTTGGTCACCACTATTTCACCGCCATCATTATGAATGGCCGCATAGGGCAGAGAGGTAAAGAAGGTAATGCTGTTTTCCGTTGTCCGACTTCCGATACTTTTCCGAAGCGCCCCGGTATCTGTTAGTATGGCTCTACCTTCATTCCGGATGGGGCTTTTCCGTCGCTGCCATTTCTCACTGAAAAAAGCCTGCCGTTCAAAGTTCTTGTCAAACTCATCACTCATTTCCACCTGAATGTCTTTCAGTATCCGGGCCACTACTTTTTTTACGTTTTCATTCATTCCCAGTCAAAGTTAAATTTCAATTGTACCGTATCGTCCGGCAAATCATTTTTAGGGTCTGCGGACGCTTTAAGCATATTGTAGAATGTACGCTCACTAATAGCATACACAGGATATATGTACCGCCGCCATATTTCACGGTTCGGTACACCGTGACTGGCATAATGGTCATATATCCTGTTTACTTCTACTACACGCTTCTGATAACTGACTCCGTGCCGCTTTCCCATATAGGTTTAATCGTTCATAGACGGTTCTACTTTAGGTTTATAGGGACGGATGTCAAGCGTCATTTTTGCGCTTACCGTTACCCGGCCACTTCCTTCACACTGTCTGCAGACTTCCTCAACGGTTTCGCTTCGCTTCTTTCCAAAGATCCGAGAGGGATATTCTACAACTTTCTTTACTTTACCTGTACCGTAGCAAGCACGGCACAGGGCTACTTTCGGAGATTTCTCCACTTCTTGTATCATAGTTCTATTATTTATGATTCTGTCATTCCCAGAGGGATAGGTTTCCACATTCCGTTTTCGTTTTTGATTTCAGCACGGATAAACTGTTTGCTCACTTCCGGCTGGTAGGCTTCCTCAATGATACGCACACCTTCAATGAAACGGTCATCTCCGGTTTCCATGGCCACTTTGCGAAGCTGCACGATGCGTGAAGCCTTCAGCGTTCCCTTGGCATCACGGGCCAACAGACGAAGCACCATGCTCACCAGTGCCTTGGTCTTTTCATCTTTGGCCAGACCTTCGATGTATTCCTTCACAATGGCTATACCGTCTTCCACCGTGTCACGGTAACCGTCGGTCACATACACACCCAGCGTGATTCGTTTGTCGCCTTCACTGTTAGTAAAGGTATGGCTGCGCTGGTCATCCTTCACCTTGGTCTTGAAAAGGTCTGCCTTCATTTCCAGAATGGTTTTGAAGTTGTCCATCACAGTCTGCTTGCTTGCCTTGATCTGCTCACTGATGCCCAGCAGTACCGGAATGGAGTTTGCTATCTCCTCATCCACCATCTGTTTGTACATTTCGCGGTCATTCTTGGCTTTTTCCTCTGCCGCTTTCTTTGCTTTTTCTCTCTGGAAGGCTTCAAATTCCGCCTTTTCCTCTGCCGTCATTACCACGGTCGTTTGTTTCATTTCTTCCATGATTCTTGTTTTTTGGGGTTATTGGTTTTCATAATCCTGCATTTCAGGTTCGTCTTCCATCAGCATAGCCTCTCCGTTGGCGTATGCCCAGTCAGCCAATTCACTATAAAACTCGGCTGCATCTTGCTTCTCCATATCAGAGGCAAGCAGGTTGATTTCCTTTTTCAGATTCTCTAAAATCTTTGTGTTTCTATTTTCCATATCCTATCAGTTTGCCGGAGCATCAGGGTCAATCTGAATGAGTGATACCATGCTCACGGGGTTAATCGTTTGCTTTTCTTTCCTGGGCTTCAAGCCGCCTTTCCGTTGTATGGACCGAAGCTTTACCGCCAGTTCATCCAGTTCGTCCACCGTAATCTGTCTGAACGCTTTGCCGACTATTCGGGGATTACTGCAGAAGTCATTGATTCGTGCCCAGTCGGATGTATCTATGCCCAGCTTCTGCATCAGGTTCAGACAGAGACTCCGTTTCCGCCGCAGCTCCTCACGCAGCTTCTGTCGCCATTCGTCTTGTCCGCTCAGCTTCTCCAGAGCCGTACAGCAGGCTTCATACTCCTTGGCTGTCATTTCCTTCAGACTGTCCGTCCGGTTCCACGTGTACTGCAGCACAATGCTTTTCTTGAATTCTTCCCGGTCTCCTGTACAGGGAAGCTTGTTGAACAATGTGTAGAACCGGGCGAAATTGGTTACTTCCTGTGCCATGTCATTTACCATTAAGAATCATTTCACATTCCGTTGATTTGGTACTGACACGATAAATTATCTTATCCGGCTTCACTGATTTACCTTTGTATTCAGCCTCAATTTGCTTAGCAAATATCTTTTTGAACTCATCACCCATTTTAGAAAGTATTTCTTTATTGTACTCCCCGCAAAAACCTATGCGTGAGGATTGGATTTCACGAATTGTTCCTCTATATACCGTAGCGGTCAACTTCATCACCACAACACCGGTTTCCATTTTTATTTTTCCCATATCGACTAATTTTATTCAAACAACACTTTAATGCCACACGAACTGGCCACGTCAAGTTCCAGTTTGGCTCCCTTGCTCAGTTCCCAGTCCTTCAGCATATAGATATAGTCACAAGCCAGCAACAGGGCAATGTCGGCCCGCATGTGGGCTCTCCAATGAGCTTCATCCGGCAATCCGTTCCTGAAAGGGTTTACAGGGTCATAGCCTTGTGCCTTCAGTTCCTCCTCGGCACGGCTGAAGGCTTCCTTGCGCTCATCCATGTCATAATGCGCGATAGCTCCGCTGATGTACACCTTCCCGGCACCGGTCGCCTCACCGCGCTGATAAGCCTTGTGCCGTTCCCACCGTTCCGGAACGACCACACTGTAGTTGCACGATTGGCAGCAGCAGCCTTCTTCTTTCACCGGGAACGGATTGTATCCGTAGCCCTCATACTCTTTGCCGCAGATGCAGCACACTTTCTTTTCTTCTTTCTTTTCCATCACTTCAAATCTTTTTAATGTTTACTTTACAACTTGGATTCCATATCAGCACATTACGTGCAAACAAGACATCACCCGTTTCTATTACGACATGACCGGGCATTTTCGCTCTTCTCACTTTTAAGTCGCTTTGGATGTTTCGCTCCAGCCAGTCATCCAATACGGACCGGCTGGAATTTCCGTCCAGCAGTATCTGGAACACTTCAGTTCCGGTGTAGCTTTCAAAAGCCTTCTCGTTATTATCCATAATCATTTTGGTAAATTATTACTTGTTTGAATGATTCCGTCTTCCCATACCACATAATAGCTTCCCGGGTCTCCAATGGCGCGTCCTTGACAATAAGCTTTATAACCGACCACCCGAATCTTCATATCACAGATATATTTCAATCTTACTGCACCGCCACCCATCGGCTGGCTTTTCTTTTCCTGGCTGATCCAGATGAAACATTTCTTCGGAAAGGTTTCCATCAGTTCCACAGCCTGCGGATAATCCCATCCGGCCACCTGAAAGGAATCGATGATGATAAACTTCGGGCTTTTCGGTTTTTTCAGTCTGGCAATCACTTCCTCCAGACTGCCTTCTGTCACCACACGAAATTTACCCTGCACCTCATTCATCTTCAGATAACCCATACGCCGTTGGAAGCTTTGGTTGATTTTCTCTTCGTAACTCATGTACAGCACCGTCCCATAGTTGCACAGTTCCTTTCCAAGTTGCATCACAAAGCTGCTTTTCCCACTGGCACTGGCACCGCTGATGAACCACGAAGCGTTCTCTGCCGGGAACCCGAAAGGTTTGCTCCATTTCTCATCCCACGGCAGAGTAACCCATTTCTTGGCGGCTATTTCCTTCGGACTGTACGCACGCTTCATTATTCCGCTGTCATTTTAAGTTTCTCAATCTCGGTATAGACTCTTCTCAAACCACCGCATGTCTTCCGTACAATCTGGGCTATATCAGCCCCCGCAGGAGCATTTACCTTGGCTACAATACGTGCCTGGTTGTTCAAGAACTGTTCGCGCTCCTTTCCATCATCCGGAGTCACCTTGCTGTACCGGTCACCATAACGGCTCAACATTTCGGTATAGCCCACCTTCTTACATTCTATGGACCGGTTGATTTTCTCTTTCAATCCGTCTGCCCCCATCATATACCAGGCGCAGCAGCGCTCAGTGGCATTCCATAAGGCCTTCAGTTCCAGGAAAGCTTCATACTGCAGGTCGCCTGCTTCATCGAGGATGATAAGCGGGGTTTCCATCGAACGGAGGTAATATATCAGGTCTTCATACACATCAGAATACTTCCCCTTGCTGTCCACACCAAACTCTGCAGCAATCTTGCGTACCAACTTCAATTTTGTCTTTACCTGCGAGCAGTCGATATAAACGGCATTCTTGTGGCTTTGCACATAATAACGTGCCGTGAAAGTCTTGCCGATATTGGGCATGTCGCACAAGATGCCCGACAGACTGGACTGCTGTGAGAACTCCAGCTGGGCAGTTATATATTCAAAGGTCGGGGTCTTGGCTGCTTTCCATTCCATTTCACCACGGAGGTTCACCCCTAATTTGCGGGCAATGCTTATCCAGTTGGCATCGCTCAGGGCTTTGTCTGTCTGTCCGTTCTTGATTGCACTGTACACAGATGTACTGATGGCTAAAGAGGCAGCATGCTTGGCATCACTGGGATAGTTCGCACGGTTGGCGGCTATCGCTGCTAAAATCTTCTGTTTTTGCGCTTCTGTAATCATAATTCTAACGCTGTTTTAATGTTGTTCTAATTCTATTCTTACATGTCACTGATGGCCCTCATTGCCTCGCTTATTCCGGAGTGCCATTCATAATCTGATTCCGGATCTGCCGACAATTCGGCTGGCAAATCATCGGATAGTTCCACCGGGGGAAGTTCCAGTTCCTCTTCCGGGTCATCCGTTGGCTGATCCGGTGTACCGGTTCCCACCTTTCCGATGGCGTGGTCATTGAGGTATTTGCTGAAATGACTCAGAACTTTGTTTTGCTCTGTATAGGCTACCCGGTCTTCTTCGGTCTGTTCTGCCATCACCCGGTTGTAAGTCACTACCGGACGAACCTTGTCAAGGTAGCGGTCGTTCTGGTACAGGAAGACATCCGTAGGCTTGCCCTCTTCATCCGGCAGATAGTAAGCCGTCACCTTGCGGTTGTTTGGTTCCAGCTGCTCCAGCACTTCCGGACCGCTCAGCCACCAGTCCGCATTTGCCACACGTACTGTGGAATTTCTACGAATACTGGTATCTACCTTTTCTCCGATATATCTGCTCAAGGTCAGTTTATCAAGCGGTCGAAGGGTCGGATTGATTTTGGCTACGAGCACATCCCAACGGGTCATTCCGGGATATTTCTTTTGATTGGGGTGAAGCGTATTGTTCCATTCTTCACAATCGCGCCGGTCGTCCGCCACAAGCTCTTCAAACGTATAATACTTTCTGTCTTCCCAGGTGTGGTTGCTGCTGTCACTCACTTTCTTCTGGTCCACCCGCCGTGCACCTTTGTTATGCCAGCGACCAATGGCTTCATGGTTCTTATGTGCTATGGTTGTCTTGAACGCACCGTTCAGAGCTTCAGCATATTTCTCCTGTGAGTTCTGTGGGGCACAGAAATGCACAAACTTAAATACCTCACCTGCCTTCAGGAATCCTTCTTTATACTTGCTCATCAAGTGCTGCTCCACCTCAATACCGGCTGGAATACCCCATCCGTTGCGTTCGATGAGCCGGAACATATCACGAAAACAGTCCACTACCAAGGCATCATCCTTATCCCGCCCGTAGGCCAGCCCGATACGGCACTGGCTCACCACATCATAAGCATAATAGGCATGCACATACTCGCCGCCTTTCATCCGACGCGGCAAATCCACGTCATCCATCGTTATTTGTGACAGGGAGAACTTACCACCATGGCGGTGCATGTGCGGCATTTGCTCATGATAGAATTCCATACGTCCACGCAAGGCTTTTTCTATCAGCAGCTGGCTTGCCGGGTTGTTCAGTATGTTCCGGATAGTGCTTTCGCTCAGTTCTTTCGGTTCCCCGTTCTTATCCGTAAAGTTTTCCGGATTGAATATCTCTCCTGTTTCCAGATCCCATACTTCCAGTTCACCGCATACAAACGACAGATACATTTCATGCACATCACTGCCGTATGGTTGGTTGGGAAGTACTTTCAAACTCATCACCAGGCGTTCGTCCATGTGAGTTACCTTCCGTTTGTTCTGGTTGCCGAATTTTCCGGTTATCAAACATTCATAACCGTATTGCTTATATTCGTTCACTTTCTTGCGGAAACGAAGGGTACTGGCAGGAAGATCATGACCAAAGTCTTCGCGTAGGGTCTCGATGGTGGTGGCCATCATGTCCCAGTTATATTTTTCACCCATCAGTTTTCGGTAATCATTGCTTCTGTTATAAAGCTTGATACAAGTATTCAACACGGAAGCATTCACCGCATATTTCCGGGCAAGTTCGTCTGTTGCTCTGTTGCTGGAAGAATGAGAAGCCCAATCCAAAAAATAGGCTACTGCAGCCTGATCCAGCACATAGTTTGAGAGTATCCAGTGGCGAAGTGCCTGCTCTGTTCCACCGGGGTTGTCTTCCTTCACCCGTTCCAGACACTCGGTAGGCAGGCTATTGAGGGCGACCAACGCGCAATTTCCAGCAGCACCTCCACCACGACGCACCACCTTGATACGGCCACGGTTCACCCAGTTCCTGTAGCAGGATTCGGTGATATAGCCGCCATCTATGAGCTCACGTGCAGAAATACACTGTATGTTACCGTAATACACCAACATAGCCGCCTCCTATCTCAATGCCGATGCAAACGCTTGGATTTGGTTAATATCGGCAACCATCACATGCTCGTAAGTCTTCACCGTTTCTCCCTTGAATATTACCTGACCGCTACCATCATTACGGTCAAGCTCTATCAAGGCACCGTTCGGACAGTACTGACGCATCACATTGTCATAATCATGGAAAGTTTCTATTTCCGGAATAACAACCATCACAATACCGCCACGATCCATGGCCAACTTACGGATCTTTGCAGAAAGTTCGGAGTTGCCACGACGGTCATCAAACCGGATAGCGTTATAAACAGTCTTCTCTGTCACGTTGAGTGCCTTTGCGATAAAGTCGCGGTCGGCTTTCGTAATGTGAATGTACCTCTTGTTCATATCTCACTTGTTTTAATGATTAATATTGGGGGGAGTCCGGGGAATCGAACCCCGGCACAAGAACCATGCACTCCCGTGTGTCTTTCCACACCGTCACCCGTCTCTTAACGCCTTCCGGGTTGTCACGCTGGGTTTACTGTTGTCCCTCAACCTTTTCACCTTTTTCAATAATCCCAAGAAGTATAGTGAATTTCTCACGTATCTTCTGGTTCACTTCCAGTTCCAACGTATGCGCCAAATTTGAAGCCGCACTGGTGCTGTTCTTGCGGATGCTTCCGGTAAGAAGACTATCAGTCAGACTGTTTATCTTGCTTTCCATGTATAACTTTACATCATCATGGCTACCGGCAGATAAAACCACCTTCAAGGCACGGTAACAGGAAAGTTCACGTTGCGTCTTGTACATATCCTCGGCATACCAGCAGAAGAAATGTTCAAAATCCTCATTCATGTCTTTGGTGTACTTGTCAGCCTGTCTTACCAAATCATCTATATGGGTCTTTACAGAACTGAATACAAAATCCCAGCAACTCATTTTCTTGTTTTCCATAATCTCACTTATTTAAATTCGTTTATAATCGGTTTCAAACTCACGCCGTAACAACTCATCAGGCGGCGGATAAGGTTCTTCACATAAAAATCAGGTGCGGAAAACACAATCCCGGTCTCTTCGGTATATCTGAAGCTGATACCGTCCATCATCAACACGTAAGCCACCTTGTGCTTCACGCTCTGTGTCTGCCATTCTTTTATTTCTTCGTTCATTTTCTTTAATCCTTAAAATTCGCTAATCACATGCCTTTTTCGTATATTTGGCGCGGTGTTCCTTTTTGAACACGCTGCAAATATATAGAATATTTTCGACACTAAAAAGTTTTATGTAGATAATTTACGACTTATGACGAATATTTCCGACAGGATTGCAATCCTAATTAAAGAAAAAGGTATCAGTACAAGGGCACTTGAACAAGCTATTGGGTGCTCGAATGGAGTAATTTCAAGATGCATTAGCAAAGGAACAGATATATCAAGTTTATGGGTGTCGAAAATTATCGAAATACATAATGATATAAACCCTACCTGGTTACTTACTGGGAAAGGTGATATTTACTATAATACATCATCTACAACAACACAAACAACCGAACTATCCTCTCTCCTTGCCTTAATTAGAGAAAAAGAAGAAATCATCAGGGAACAAGATAGAGAAATCGGACGCTTAGAGGAACGAATCCGGCAAATGACAATCGAAAAGGAAAAACATGTATCGGATGCGCCCATTTCCGGTACTGCAAATGTCGGGTAGGCGGATTTACTATTACCATACACCGGTGATGGAAAACGAAGCGTACCCCCTATCATCCCCCATGATGTCCCCCTCCCAAGCAATCCCCCTCCCCTACCATTATATAAGGGCATAAAGGCACTGATATTGGGGAATTTAAAAAGTAAAACGTGAAAAATGATAGGTTTTTAGGGGGGGGCTATCAAATAAAAAACAAGGGGTATTTTTAAAATTGTGGTATTTTAGCATGTCTGTATCGCACACCGCCAAAACCCTATTTTGAATATCCAGTTCTATAAAAGTGAATATCCACTTTGAATATCCACCTGAATATCCAGCGTCAAAAAAGACCGATTTCAAGCACAAAAAAGGGGAGGTATAACCACCTCCCCACACCGGATCATTCTAAAGCCGTTTTTATTGCCTTTTTAGCCGCTTATTATTCGTCTGATACATTTCCACTACGCCCGCAAGAAATGAGCGTAGATTGCTTTATTATAGCCTTTTTGGTGCATACAGTCCCGTTACCAGATAATCCTGCATGAAGCAGATAATTCTTCGTTGCGCCCACCTGTTCTGCCGTCAAAACAGTATAAATGGCCGTTATACTACTAAAATACCAGTCTTTCCGCTTTGTTCCTTCTATTCCGTGTGTCAAATGTATATGTATTACCTTTGCCATAACTAATAATATTTTGTCGCAAATATACCAAATAACTATTATATGGAATAATTTAAGCAGCATTATATCAAATAATCAGGCACAAAAAAAGCAGCCGCAGCTGCCACTCACTCCCCCACCAGAATCAACCATGTAAGCCTTATGTAAACCCAATTAAACCTATCTGCAAATCTGTATGCCTAAAAAGCACATAAATGTAGCTGCAAATTAAACCCACGTAAACGTTTCGTTTTGCAGAGCCATCCACTCATATTTTGCATAACATTTTGTATATCAATAGGTTTGATATTCTTTCCGCTCAATCCTCAATATACGTTTCGTTCTGTGCCCCATAGAAGTAAATTTTTACAATGGAGACAATATTTTGAATAGCCGTATCCTAATGGTCGAGAAACATCTGGACTTCCAATATGAACAGACCATAAGAATTGGCAATGAGCATATTAAGGGTAATACCCAGGAACTTAAAGAAGAAGTTGCAAATGTAAATCAGAATATTGATATCATAAAGGCATTCAACGAACTCTCCACATCTCTTTCCAACGCTTACGCTAACGCACAGCGTGAAATGATTGAAGGTTTTGCCGCAATAAAAAATATATGGGAATTTGACAATGATGAAAGCCATTGGAGTACAGACAATAATGGTGACAAGAGAAAAACAATAAAATCAAAATATAATGTATGGAGTTCCGGGTACATTTCTGCTTTAGGGACCAATACATCAGAAGATTCTTCAGGCACAGGCTCATTCGACCTCCTACAGGACTGGGATAAATATGTTGACTCAACAGCTAAAAGCATGGCTCTGTCAGCTTTTTTAGGCAAAGACCTGTTAGACCGTGTTATCTCGCTTGAAGAAGGACAAAAAGGACACAAGATTACCATATCAGGCTCTGGAAATGTCGTTGTTAATGTAGAAGAAAGTAGCGACGGAGGCACCCTTACATTCACGAAGGGGAATATAGATCTTAGCGGTTATGCAACAAAAACAGAACTTGAAGCAGTATCAAAGAAAACTGATTCTGTAACGCAACGGGTTGACGAGTTTCTGGGAGGCTCCGACACTGACGGCATAATAAACAAATGGAAGGAGCTGGAGGCTTTTCTGGACGGCCAGCAGCAGGGAACTACACTCAGCAGCCTGCTTGACAAGAAAGTTGACAAGACAATACAGGTTAAAGCTGGGGAGGGGCTTTCCGGCGGCGGCGCACTTAGTGGAAATGTTACATTGAGCCTTGCCACGGTAGGAACGGCAGGAACATACACGAAAGTAACAGTCGACAAGTACGGACGAGTAACCAGCCATGCTACATTGAGTGCATCCGATATTCCTACGCTTGAAATATCAAAGATAAACGGCCTTCAGGAGGAACTGGATAAGAAGTTGAACATAAGTGACTTTGGCAACAAGTTTGCAACTGAAATGGCAAACTGGTTTAAGAAGGACACTGAAGGCAATGTGTTTGTCGCTAACTCTAAGGGCTTTTATTCGGAGTCTTTCGTTTCTGCAATGGGCAAGAGTTCTGGCGGCAGCAGTTCTGGCGAAGGCAGTTATGACAGACTTGATAACTGGGCTGATTATAGCGCAGACCGCGCTACATGGGTTCTCAGCGCAAAGCTCGGATATGATTTAAATACGCGTGTATCTTCGCTTGAAAGCGGTTCTGCAATCAATTTTGAGACTTCGGGCACAGGCAATGCACTTACCGGGTTCAGCAAGAGCGGCAACACCGTAACATTCACAAAAGGAACGTTCCTGACGGAACACCAGAAGCTATACACCCTCACGATGCAGCGCAACGGAGAGGGTGTGGGAAGCTATGTGCCTACGGCTGACAAGATTATAAACATAAATGCCTGCACGGCAATCAATGTCCCGCAGGGCTTCACAGCCGGAGCCTTGTCATCGGTAGGTGTCATTGCTCTCAGTTTTGCCAGCGGGTATAGTCTGCCTACCACGGCGAAGCAGCAGCAATGGGACACCGCCTATTCGTTTGTTGAATCAATAGCCGGATCTGACGCTAATGGCGTGATTGACAAATGGAATGAAATTATATCATTCCTCGACGGCATAGGTGACTCTTCTACCCTCGAAGGTCTATTGAACGATATAAACAGCAATGTTACCGCAGTAAGCAGCAGGGTTACGACGCTGGAGGGTTACTTCGTAAATGGAGTAGCAAAAGAGGCTGCAAAGACTACAGGCACTCTGAGCATCAACGGCAAGAATTTTAACGGCTCTGCCAGCGTCAATGTTGGCGTTATTGGCGTGTCTTATGGTGGTACCGGCAAGAGTTCGGTTGCATCAGGCTCAATGCTCTATGCGAGCGCAGCCAACACGTATGCCGAACTTGCGACAACAGAGTTTGGCCGTAATCTGCTGAAAGCTAATAGCGGAAGCGTAGTCAGTGGCCTTAATGCCGATATGCTCGACGGTGTGCATATTAATGGCTTGTTTACTGCTGCCGGTTGGAATACGCAGACCTTGACTATAACAATAGGCGGAGTTACAAAGAGTGTTACAATCCCCTATGCATCGGCTTCTGTGGTCGGACTGGTAAGCACTGCAGCGCAGACATTCGGCGGAACGAAGACATTTAATGCCGGACTTATAGTCCCTGCAGGACAGAGCCTGAAGATAGGAAACGGTACGATAACATGGGACAGCACAAAAGGCTGCTTCCACTTCTCGCATGGACTTTATTCTGACAGCTTTATTTCTGCAATGGGCCTTAACGACAGCGGCTCCGGCGGCGGTTCGGCATCATACGAAAGGCTTGACAATTGGACTGATTATGCTGAAGAAAAAGCCACATGGGTTCTCAGTGCGAAATTGGGTAATGAGCTTCACGAACGCCTGAAGTCCGTTGAAGCAGGAGGAGCTACATCCGTAGTTACCACAGGAACCGGCAACGTCATTACAGCTATATCAAAGAACGGTAACACCATAACAGCCACTAAGGGTATTACCGTGCTCACCTCGCACCAAGCTATATACTCACTTACACTGCAAGGCAACGGCACGACTATAGGAACTTTTAACCCTAAATCGGCCAACGCCACAATAAACATAACGGCAGCAAACATAGGCGCCGCTGCGGCAAGCCATACTCATACCCTTTCTGCTTTGAGCGACCTCAAGGCAGGCTGGAGTACATTGCTTAAAGAAGACCCGAAAGCGTATGTAACCAGATGGCCGGCATTCAGCGAAGTTACTAGTAAGCCTACTACGTTAGCCGGTTACGGCATAACTGACGCTTATACAAAGACTGATGCAGACAGCAGGTATGTCAATGTTTCCGGAGATACTATGACCGGACACTTAAAGTTTAATCCAGGAATACAAGCTACGTGGTCGGTTAAAGGAACATCTTATATTACTAATGGTAATACTGATTCCGGTACTACAGTCGGCGGTGATTTAGCAAACCTTGTAATTTCATCATGGTTTGGAGTTTCTTTTACTACCGCTTGCGCAGAACAACCATATACTCATAAAACGGCCGTAGGCATTGATTGTAGAAACGGTATTGTAAAAGCTGCTATGTTTGCCGGAAATTTACAGGGTAATGCAGACACCGCTACCAATGCAGACAAGCTAGATGGTGTACACTTAGGAGGATTGTTTACAGATTTTTCTACAAGTAATGAATCTACAAATATAACAATTGGAGGTGTAACAAAGAGCTTAAAAATTAATGCTGATACTTTAGATGGGCTGCATGAAGCCTCTTTTAATCGCATATATGGCAGATATAGCATCAGTACAACAGGAACGGCGCCATATAATTATATTCATCTGTTTAGAATAGCATGTTCTAATGGTTATTCTACGTTGAGAGTGGATGTTGATTTTAAAAGTAGGTATCATGCCGGATTGTTAGCAATAGATATTACTACCCAAAAATTTCCTTATGGGGATTCCGCAGGTCATGGAACTTCAATAAAAATTTCTAAAGACAGTATTAATGGAAGAACAGGCCAATTTTATTGGATAAGAACTACCCAAGAGAGCGGTTATAACTATTACGACATCTATTATAAATCAGGGGCGTGGAACACAGGAAGATTTGATTTAAGGGTCAGAGGCGGTTCTGGAACTCTTGTTTTTGAGGTAAAAGGAACTAATTTAAATTCTTTGCCTGAAGGCTGTACCGAAGTATTAGACACTACATACTCCGGCACAGCTTCCAATGCGGTTAAATTAGCCACTCCTCGTACATTATGGGGGCAGAGCTTCGATGGCTCAGCGAATGTTAGCGGAAATATATACGATACTCAAATAGTACAATCTGTATCTGGCAAATATTTAGATTTAAAAGGTGCCGCCGGTCTTGGATTTTATACCCAAAATACCGTTAAAGCCGTTATACAGCCTAATGGTAATTTTGGTATAGGGACCACAAATCCTTTATACAAGTTGCATGTTTTGGGTAATATTTATGCCGAAGCTGCAGGAATTATATCTACAGCTGGAGATGCTTTCAGGCTTGCATACGGAAACTACGGCACTATATTAAGAAGCGATGGTGGCGCGTTTTATATACTTGCAACCAATAAAGGAGAGGCGTCCAACGGCACCTTTAATAAATTCAGACCTTTTAGATTTGACTTAGCCACCGGAGGGGTTAATCTTGTTCAGACCGGTGAGTCTTTGACCGTAGGCGGCGATACTCAGTTTAACAAATCAGTAAGTATCGGAAACGGCAAGATTGAATGGGACGAAGCCAACAAGGCTTTCAAGTTTACAGGCGGTATATATTCTGATTCTTATATATCAGCAATGGGCTTGAATGCCGCCGGTGGCAGCGGAGGATCTTACGAGCGTTTGGACAGCTGGAGTGACTATACAGAGGACAAGGCTACATGGGTGTTATCAGCTTTGCTTGGCAGCAACCTCAATACACGTGTGTCAGCTTTGGAAGCCGGTGGCGCAACCTCTGTTGTAACTAGCGGAACAGGAAATGTGGTTACTGCAGTTACAAAGAGCGGCAACGTTATAACCGCAACAAAAGGCATAACAGCTTTGACTTCGCACCAAAACATTTATGCCCTTACTTTACAGGGTAATGGAAGCACAATCGGCACATTCAATCCTAAGACCGGTAACTCGACTATAAATATCACTGCGGCTAATATCGGAGCAGCAGCCTCTAGTCATACACACAATTATTTGCCTTTGACAGGGGGAACTATTACAGGCGAACTTTCTTTTGAGCCTAGGGATTCTAGTGACGCCGCCCCAAAAATATATTCTTCCACAAAAGAACGAGGAGTTACAAATTTAAACTTTGCTGTCGCCGACGATGGTGATGATAGTTTCATTTTTAGAATGAATTATTATGGTAATACTAATGAGGCGGACAGAGAACGTTTTATAATAAATTGGTATGGTGTTACCTCAAAGGCAGCTATTACTGCTCCTTCATTCAATGGTAATTTGAATGGTAATGCTTCGACTGCTTCTAAACTTGGAACTTCAACCGTTGGAGGAACAGCAAAGCCGATAT